ATCCGGCATACGCCCAACACCAGCCGTCAGCCGCCGCCGAATGGCGGTAGGCTGGATGGCGTTGTTGGGCCTAAAAATTAAGGAGAAAGAAAATGCCATCATTCAGCGGAATAGAAGTCACGGCGCAGGTGGATGTTGATTTTGAAGTGTTTTGCGGAACCTGTGGCGCGGGGCTGTGTAATGTCAGCGACACAAGGGCGTCCCGCAGTAGGCGGATGCCGCAGGTCACGGTAGAAGCCTGTGCGAAGTGTTTGGAGAATGCCAAAGAAGAAGGGCGCAAGGAAGCCGAGGCGGAATACGAGCAACAGCTTTCGGAGTTGCGTAAAGAGTTAGCCGAGGCAAGGACGGCCTTCCATGCGTAGGCCCAACGCCGAGCATCAGGCGCGCTGTCAAGCGTCGCCTGAATGCTCTTGTTCGGCACGGAGGACGCCATGAATCCGAAGTATCTGCGCAAGACCGGCCCAAAGGCGCATATCTGCCCGTGGTGCGAACAGCCCAGCCCGAAGACCGGCAACCGATGCGGGCATCTGTTCAAGATCACGGCGAACGGAGTCTATCTGTGGTACTGGGGCATCCGCCCTATGCC